GTGTTTTGATATAAAGCAGCGTAGCCGCTAGCAGTATTACGTGTTCCTGTAGTGTTAAAATATAAAGCAGAGTATCCGTTAGCGGTGTTGTTAGAAGCTGTGGTATTATAATATAAAGCATACGTTCCATTAGCTGTGTTTTGAGTCCCTGTAGTGTTACTATATAAAGCATACGCTCCATTAGCGGTGTTGTTAGAAGCTGTAGTATTAGAATATAAAGCACTTTCTCCAAACGCACTATTATTAGTCCCTGTAGTGTTAATATACAAAGAAGAAAAACCACTAGCTGTGTTATTTGCTCCTGTAGTGTTAGCATTTAAAGCATACGTTCCATTAGCTGTGTTATAGGTTCCTGTAGTGTTACTATATAAAGCACTTCTTCCACTAGCTGTGTTATCAAGTCCTGTAGTATTGTTTCTTAAAGCAGCGTGCCCATTAGCTGTGTTATTACTTCCTGTAGTATTATATTGTAAAGAATCTAATCCAATAGCAGTGTTATAGGTTCCTGTAGTGTTTTGCCGTAAAGCAGCAAAGCCATTAGCTGTGTTATAGCTTCCTGTAGTGTTACTATATAAAGCCGTATAACCAGTGGCTGTGTTAAAGCCTCCTGTAGTGTTGTTAAATAAAGCAGAGTATCCGCCAGCCGTATTATTTACTCCTGTAGTGTTAGAACTTAAAGCACTTAATCCAAACGCACTATTATTAATCCCTGTAGAAGTTCCTAAATTACCTGCATCAGTACCTACAAAAGCATTACCCGAACCTTGTGATAAGTGAATAGCACCTGCACTCGTTATGCGCATACGTTCTGTATCCACATTATCTTTAGTAGTTTCAAATCTTAGATAAGAATCAGCAAAATTATCAGTACTATAATTATTCTCTCTTGCAGAAACAATAGCACCCGCTCTTTTGTAAACAGAACTTCCTGAATAATGTTTGAAAATTATTCCTGCTTCTCCTGTAATATCACCACCTCCTGCTGCCTGATGTCCTGAGAATATATTTACATAAGCGTTACTTGCAGCAGTAGTTTGTAATGATTGAACGTGAAGAATTTCACTAGGACTCGCAGTCCCTATTCCTACGTTGCCGCCATAAACTTGTAAGCCGATATTTCTTGCTCCATTGACTGTATCAAATCCTTGAATCAAAGGAATATCTGAAGCATTATATCCTACTCCAATTCTCACAGCGGGATTTGCTAAAGAAAAAGCTGTATTTGATTTTGTATTCCAATCCGTTAAAGAAGCGATAATATCTCCACCTTGAATATGAGCCTTAGCAATAGTGCTCGCGGTACCTATTCCTACGTTGCCACTAGAGTCTATGCGCATTCGTTCTTGCGGTCCTGAACTGTCAGTTGTTGTTTTTAATATTAAATCAGCATCTCCTGCAGATGGAGATACAGAAGTTATTTCTGCCCTTGCATAACTTGTTCCTGTTGAAGAACTAAGGGGTCTTAATGTTAAACTTGCAGTTCCATCTGTTGTACTTGCTAAACCCGCTCTAATTTCTAAATCATTTGTAGAAGAAGTTGAATAAAAAATGCCATCTCCTTGAATATCCAACTTAGCACTAGGACTTGAACCAGTCCCTATCCCCAAACTCGCAGCACTCGCATCCCAGTAGAACGCTTCGTTGTTAGAAGTGTCTCTAAAGGATATGTCGCCTCCGCTATTGATGCGCATTCGTTCTGTAAGAACAGCATTCAAAGATGTTTGAAATACTAAAGCACCATCTTCACTACCACTTGTAGCAGATTCAACTATTGCACCAATTTTAGCATAATCTTGCTTGTTACCTACTGAATCATTAGCAGATAAAGTTAAAAATCCACCTGATGCTACAGAGCTACGGTGCAAACGTAATTGATTACCAAAAGTTGAATTAGATATATCTAAAGTAAAGTCAGGAATATCAGTCCCTATCCCAACGTTATTAGTAGAAGAATTAACATATAAAGTATTGGTGTCTACTATTAAATTACCTGTAATGGCTATATTAGTATCCAGCTTTGCTGAGGTTACTGATCCGTCTTTTAATACCGAGGTTGAAACTTGAGTTGTAGCCATTATTTTATTTTATACAAAATTAAGGTTTTTTAATTGATTTTATAGTTATCATATTGACCAGCCGCAACTAAATCTGTACCATTATGATGCACTCCTATTGCTCCCTTGTTTGTTGTGGGGCTTCCAACTAATGGATTTGCGTTAAAATTAGATCCGTTATTTCCTGAACTATAAACCCCTCCAATTAAATTTCCAGCGTACGTGCTAGCAGCTATAAAAAACTTGCTATCCCCATAGGTTCCCTGGTTATATTTTATCGTAGTTCCATTTTCATAACTGGGTAAATCCGTAGTTATGGCGCTCCAGGTGCTTCCATTATTAGTAGACTTTAACATCCTGCCTAGCGGTATATATTTCCAAGCCAGCCACGTTCCTGAGCCGTTTGTTGCTATGTTATTAGGGGCGTATTTAGAGCCACTTACAAAAGGTAAACTAATCACTGTTTTTGTAGCAAAGCCATTATCTGAAAGATAGAAATTTGCGTTGTCATTTATTATAATTCTTGATCCAGATTGAGCGCCTCCGCCATTTCCAGAAACACTAGGATTGCCTAAACTAAATGACCAACTAGCTCCATTATCTGTAGAAATATAAGTCGTGTAATCCGAAAACGCAACCCAGCGATTACTGCCCTGGTAAAAAATATGGATATTATCTAAATTTGAACTAAAATTCCCATCGACATCGGTGAAAATTGTACTCCAGCTCGTGCCATTATTTGTGGATCTACTAATCCTAAAATCACCAGCATTATCCGATAAGTCAATACTGCAAACAGTATTACCATTAAAAGCTAAAGCCGCATTCTTTTTTAAATAAACAGCGCCCTGGGAAAATGAAGTAGCGTTGTTGTCAGAAATATCAAATTGATTATCGTTTGAAGTAGTAACAAACCAGCGACTATTGTTGTAATAAACCCTAAAAGGCGTGTAGGTTCCGCCCTGCTCAACAACTGAATAAGTTAAAGGTGTATAAGCTGGACCAGATGACAAGCCATAAAATTCACTTACAGCGTGTGGCGCTGTTAAACTAATATTCGTTGACATAGTTGCTAAAGAAATATTAGCCTGAGCGACACTATATTCCGTAGCGATTTCAGATAAACTCAAACTTCCGCTAGTAGGTAATGCCATTATTTTTTATTTTCAAGTTGCTCAATACGCTTTAAAAGTTCTTTGTTAGTTTCAATTAGGAGCCCTATTACAGCATTGTAATCAACTGTTTTATATGTTTGCTCACCATTTAGTGAATTAACCTCTTTAACGGCTCCTGGAAGTACTTTCTCGACATCCTGGGCAATTACTCCGCCTCCATTTTTTCCGTTCTTTTTCCAGGTAAACTCAACTCCTTTTAGTTGTTTTATTTTATCTGAGGCGTTTTCAATTGTTTTAATATTGTCTTTTAGGCGCTCATCTGAAGAGGTTGAGCTAGAGAAAGCTATCACATCGCCATCAACGTGCAAATCGCCATCCGATTCCATTTTAGTTATATACTGACCATTTACAAAAAACTGAATAGAATTATCCTCTAAAAAGTAAATAAAATTAGATTGATCGCCAGTACCTATTATCCTGATTCCATATATATCCTCGCTTATTCTAAACTCATTTGATTGAGATAATTCTAAACCATTTCCAGCGGTATAAATAGAACCCTCTCCAGCGGTCTCAGTTGCTGTAGTTACTCCAGTCAAATGTCCAAACTCATCTACTGTCACGTTTTGAATATACGTTCTGCCAGAATTTACAGTATCTGACAGCGTAGAAGTGTCGGAGTGACTAAATTCAGTCCCAGCCAAATCCAGACCATTTCCAGTGGCGCTGTACGTTGTATCTGTGACAGTTTCGGTTCCTGTAGTTAGTGCCGTAACGTGACCAAATTGATCTAAAGTTACTGACTTAATATATCTTCTTGTTGAGGCACTTACAGAGGAGGCATCTGAAGTATTTGCGTGACTAAACTCATTAGCAGAAAGCGTCAATCCAGAGCCATTAGTATAGGTGTTTGATGTTACAGTTTCAGTCCCTGTAGTTAATCCAGTAACGTGCCCAAAAGTGTCTAGAGTTACGCCTGTAACGTAAGTCCTAGAGCTTGCAGTTATTGATGATTGTGTAGAGGTGTCATCGTGACTCAGTCCACTAGTGTCTTGAGTTAATCCGCTACCAGCCGCAACTGTAAAAATATTATTAGCCACTGAGATACCATTCCCAGCGGTGTAAACGTTTTGTAAATCTACAAATGCAGAGCCATTATAAAGCTCGTATTTTGTTAATGTAGAATTATATCTAATCATCCCAACTCCAGGCGTTGCTGGTTGCTCTAACGTTGTACCTATTGGAATAGTTAGGGCACCAGTTAAATCAATATCTAAAATTTCATTAGCCTCAGAAACACTAGAAGAGCCAACCTCTGCCGATTGTGTGAAAATTGGTAAATGATTCACTGATCCAGATCCGCCCACTAATGTAACGCTAGTGGATGTAAATAATACTACTTCAATAGCGACTCCAGTTGCTGGAGTATCAACAAGTGTTAAAGTTGTGCCGCTTACAGAAAAATTATCTTTTGTCTGGTAAACCCCATCCAAGTAAACCATTATATCGTTCTCATCTGACATTGATACAGGGAGAGTTACAGTATTGGCTGAATTATCGCCAGTTTGTGTGACTGTAGTTATATCTACATTGACACTAGTTTCGCCACCTACTCCAGGAGCGTTTGTCCAGGAAAATGAGCCGTCTCCGTCAGAGATAAGCATTTGACCAGACGTGCCGTAACCAGATAAATCTAGCTGATCAGTAGTAATTGAGTTATTATTTAAAGAGATTGTTACAGCTCCAAAGGAAACATCTGCGCTCAAAACTGAGTCAGTTGATATTGAACTAACTATATTTGAATAAGAAAAAGTACCATCGCCATCGGATACTATCGCCTGGTTTGCATCTCCGTTTGTGTCAATTTTTAATTCTCTGGGTCCAATTGTATTGGCGGCTATTTTAACGCTTGTAATGGCATCATCTACTAATTGAAAAGTAGTAATTGTTGCCAGTCCAATTGAGAGCTCTATGTCTCCTGTACTGTCATCCGCTACTATTATGCCATCAGTTGTAATACTAGAAACGGAAGTTTGAAAGGAAAAGTTCCCATCACCATTTGAGGTCAATACTTCGCCTGAACTACCAATGTCACCGCCTATCTTCATCTCATTTGGTCCAATTGACTGATAAGCTATTTTATCATTTGTGATAGACCTGTCAGCGATTTGATCGGTGCCTATCCCTCCATTTGGAATACTAAATTGATTTGATAAATTTAAAGCTATTGTAGATCCATCGGCTGTATAAACCTCGCCTAAGTCATCAACTGAAAAATTTAATTTTCCATTAACGTCGTCATAGGTTACTGTAATATTTGTTTCCGTATTTCCAGAAACCATAGCTCCTATAATATCCTGAAAACCTTCTGTATTTAATGAGATGGTCACATCGCCCTGGCTGAAATCAGCATCTATTCCAGTGGTAGCTGTTAAGGATGTAACTGCTAGGCTAGAAACATCAACCCAGTCAGTTCCTGTTAGCGTACTTTTTAAAAGTTGCCCTGTAGTTCCTGGCGAGTTTAAAGAATCTTTTATTGCTCCATCGATTCTGAGATCACCCTCGATTCTAAAATCACCCTCTGTATTTACGTGAAGCCCTAACTCATTACCAACTCCATCGGTTAAAATTTTATCAGTTGCACCCACCTCAAGATTGTCAATAGCTTTTACTATTGATTGATAGGTATCTTTTATTTTATTTCCAGTGAATGTAGCCATCTATTTATTTTCTACAAATTTAATCAATTTCTAAGGTATGCAATTACGTGACCCTGGTTGACAGTTAAGTCTGTAATATCCCCCCTTACGCTGTGAAAATCTTTTAAAACTAAACCAGTCAAAGTGGTATCCCCTCCAGTGGTATTATTTGTAAAATCCACATTAACATTATCAAGCGCCTCAATTAAACAAAACCGCTCTCCACTTACTGAAGTCTCTCCTGGTCCTAAATGCCTAAAACCAAAATCACCGAATGACATCCTATGAAAAAGGTTAGCGCTATAAAGTTGTTTTGTTGCCATTATTTAGTTTTATCTTTTAATTTCTCGTATGTTCTTAATCCGCCTAATCCTAGCATCCCCATAAGTACAGTAAAAAGACTATTGGTATCAAACTCTGGAGGATTAATGTCAGTATAAGATATAAGCAGCGGCATCACTATGTAATGAAATCCAAAAGCTAAACCGCAAATCCATCCTATAAAAGGTCTCCAAGCCGAAACAAACCAATGTCGACTCTGAGCCTCTACTTTATTAATCTCTGCCTGGAGTTCTATAAGGCGCTGAGGATCCATCTCTTTGCCTTTTATTGCCTCTCTTATATCCAAAGCCAGACCACCGATATTTGATTTACCGCTGTCACCTTTTCCTAAAAGAGATAATAACATTTTAAGCATAGAACTCGTATTTTGTCTTTTTACCTTTTTTAACCGCCTTTAAAATATTGCCTCTATTACCAGATGGTCCCACATAAGATACGTGAATCCAGTCTGGGTTTTCATCATCACCAAACTCCCATATTAACTGGTCAAAAGGTAGGTTGTCTTTTATGTAATGAAATAATTCAGCGTTTGTTATCTCACCTGTAGCGTCAATATCTATAGCTTGACCTTTAGTATGTTGTGAGTTCCTGGATGATCTTATTGCATCACATAAGTCTGGCGATCTATAAAAACTATTCACACGAATTGGCTCGCTTGCCCATTCTCTGAGCGGCTCGAATACATTTTTTGCAAGCTTTTTCATATTTACCACAGCCGATTCTGTCGGTGTGTTTTCGATTTCTTTTTTCTCCGCTGTCGCTGAGTGACTCGCCTCCCTCCAGCTGATATGTTTGCTGATATATCTCATTGCTTATTTTTTTAATTTTTTAATCTCTTCTTTAATATCTGAAAATTTATCCTCTAGCCAGTCTGGAATTTTATTTCCGTTGTCATCTTTGAGGATTTTACGTGACGCCAAAATTATTGCAACCGCTGAAATCACTATAATAATTGCTAAAAAAATCATAATTGTATCCATATTATTTGTAACTATTTTTGTGTTTGTATTATTTAAATTTAAGGTGTTTCCTACAGTTCCTGTATTACCTACGTTTTTTATCATTGTCTTTTCCTAGGTATTCTAAATCCTTCATAAAATCTCTAAGAGTCAGCTCAATTTGTTTCACCTGGTCCTCAAGCTCTCTTTGATTTTTCCAAGTGTACTCTTTTTGATTGTATTGTAATTTAGAAACCTCCTCCTCCAGTAAACTAGTTCTATTGTTTAGAGTGTAATATGATCCGATTACTGAGGCAAACATTGCTCCTATTGTAATTATTTGCATAGGCGAAATACTAAAATCCGCTTTTCCATCGTTATTAATATCAATTTTTGGGGACATACTTTATTTTATTTTTTTATAAATTGAAATTCCAGTGTATAATATTGCCAGCACTAGACTGATTGTTTGTAAAAATGGGTTTATAGATGTCACGCTTATAGCTAAAGCTATTCCATTAAAAAAATATATTTTCAATTGCTCCATTTTAATTAGGTTGTTCTACTCTATTGGTAATATTTAAAATCGCTCTAAAATATGTTTTCTCTCCGCCATCCTCATATAGATAACTCGTTCCCTGGTTTGTGCAAGTGTAAACATTAAATCCATCCGCACTTAGATCAAAATAGGATCCAGAGCGTGTTCTAATTAGGGTTAAAATGTCCGATGCAATTTGATTCGCTTGCAACTCTCCGCCATCATCACCAACAAATGAAGTTACCACCTCAATCCTAGTAGAGCATTCCAACATAAAAGTATCTGAATTTTGATCAACCTCTGTAGAGTCAACTGAATATACTCTTATATAAGGCTCAGAGGCATCGTTAGGCACTCTATTGTAAATTGGCACAGTTACCCCATTGGATGTAATTGCGTTCGTTAGACGTGTTATAATTGCCTTTCTTATGAAATGGATTGCCTCTATCATTTAAGTAGTTTTTTTATTGTGTTATTAATACTAGCTATCATTTTAGGCATTCCTCTATTTATAGCTGGGTAAAAGAAAGGAATCTCACCAGTTTTTCTAGGTGTGCCTCCGCCAAATTCTACATATGCAGAATAATCAGCATCCGATCTAATTTCAGCTTGCTTATTATTTACAACAGATTTAATTAATTTTTTTAAATCCCCATTATCTACTGGCGCATTTCTTTTCATATCTCTAGCAATATTTAAAGCGCCTCTTCCTATTTCAGTAGATAACAGCGTTCTGTCAATAGCCTTTAATTTTGTTAATTTTGCCTGTAGTTTATTATAGTCGGATTTATTCAATTCTACTTTCATTAATCTAGTTTTGTGGCTTTGATTACAGTAAAAAAATCCTGGTCACTATCGTAAATACCATTTATACGATAATTCCCTGGTTTATTTTCTATTTTTAAAATGTCATTATCCTGGATTAAATCAGCCGCCTTTTTTCTTAGCTCTAATTCAATCATTACTGATCGACCACGTTTGCCTTCAGTATCTGAAATATCGCCCTTCATATCCTTTTTATTTGCCCATAGAGTCTCTACAGTTGCTGTAGTCGAAGTAGTTCCTCCAAATCCATCTGGCGTCTTAGTTAATCTCTTAACCTCAACTCTAGTATTTAATTTTCCTGCATTCATTAAAAATACATTGTTTTGTAGGATTGCAAAATGTTTTTTGCGCTGGTAGGTATTTCACTTATATTGCCCTCAATAAAATCCGCTCTATTATCGTAGTAAGTTGAAACCAAATGCAAAATAGCCTCTTTGATTAAATCATCTGAAATCCCTGTAGTAATATAAGTCACCTTGACCTCATCCGCTGGGAGTGATCCTATTTCAATAATAGTATCATCTAATCCATAGGACTCAAAAGCTATTGCAGTATTTTTGGAAGTTACTGAGCTAATAGAAGCTATTGGCGAAAATGGTAGCGTAAATCTGTCATCAACCTCCTGCAAATAAAACGTTCTATTTTTAGCAACTATGTCCTTGCCTATGTAATTCTCACACCAGATTCTAGCAGTGACAATCATTCTACTTATGATTGCATCATCTGAGCTGGTGTCAATACGTACAAAGTCTTTTACCTCCTGAGTAGTAACTAATTCGCTACCAGTCGTAGAGTTGATTTTAATGTCGTGCATTATTTCTTGGCTTTAGTTATGCGCTTTTTTGGAGTCTTAGCCTCTTTAGTTTCTTTGACTATTTTCTCCTCTTTGTATTCCACTCCTATGCCCCTGATTAAATAGTGGCGACCAATCTTTGGATCTACTTCTATAATGTCGCCTTCTTTGCGCCATCCTGATCCAGAATAAACGTCTTTTATGATTTGTATCTTCATAATATATTATTTACAACAAAGATAAAAAAAAAGCGCCACTGTAATTGTGACGCTTTTAGTGAAACCAAACAAACTATGAAATAGAAAAAATTTCTACTCAAATGCAAAGTTATTAAAAAATTTCTTATTCTTACCTGTTATTGAAACTCTTATTGATTGCATATCTCCAGTATTTTTAAAAACAAACCAACCATTAAAAAAATCAGACCAGACAGCAAAGTAGTCAATCTTTTCTTTAGTGTAGTTACGCTTATTATTTTGCAGCGGAATATGTACATTACTGAGTCTATCATTTTCTGGAATTTTTGCGGATGATTTTATCTGTATTCTTAGTAGTTGTTTTCCTGTATCCACGATGCAGTCATAAAGTGATGAGTCCATCAAAGGCATAGAGACCTGGTAGTTTCTTTTCATACACTCAGTGGCGAATAAGTATTCCGCCAAACAGCCTTGTTGATTATTATCCACATATCAAAGCTACAAAAAAAACCCTAGACGTTAAATCCAGGGTTTCCCTATCAAAATGAAACAAAGTATTTATAGCATATAAGCCTCAAAACAGCTTGAGCTACAAATGTCGTCGCCATAACTAGGTCGGTCGCAAACTTTGCAATATCCTCCCTCGTAATCATCTGGCGGTGTGTGGTCGTAAAATTCCATATTATCGTTTTTTAATTTCGTCTAATCTTTCTGTAAAATCCCATATCTTTTCACTAAGATACATATAATCTACTGCATTCATTTTGTCAGTCAGGTCTCTAATGCTGTTTAAATAAAAATCGTAAGGCTCATCCATTATTATATCGTATTAAAGTAAACGATATGGCAAACATTACCAAAGCATCCCATATTGCCTGGAATCTAAAGCCCAGGGAAAACCCCCAGGCGATAAACCCTATTATCAAGACAACCCTTACCTTTTGCTGCAAATCCATAATCTATAGGTCGTAGTTGATAAATAAAATAACATCCAGTATGGCATACATAAAAAAGAAGCCAGCTACATTTACGGCAAATGCGCTTAATAAAATCTTTGCTTTTGACATC